TCCCATCGGCTGATTTGTGCCCGGCTGCAAGACCGCCTGCGGCGTATTTTTTAACCTTGCCGCCTTTTTTCATGCCAGCCATTTCGGCCTGCTCATGCTTGATCATTGCAGCAGGAGCGCCTTTCTTTTTCATGAAGCCGACTTCTTTCTTCATCATTGCCTTGGACTCTTTCATTTCGCCGCCCTCTTTAAGTTTGGGTTTGGATTGACCTGACTCACTGAGCGCAATAGCAATGGCTTGCTTTGGGCTTGTGACTTTTGATCCAGAAGACGATTTCAAGTCTCCGGATTTAAACTCTTTCATGACCTTGGAAACTTTGGCTGAACCCTTGTTCATACAAAGCGACCCTTGGTCTTGCCTTTCTTGGCACAGCCATCTGCGCTTTTAACGTAACCGCCAGCCTTCTTCTTGACTGCGCCGCCACGTTTCATGCCTTTTGGCTTTTGTGCCGCCTCGGCCTTTTGACGCTCTTCTTCTGCGTCATTGTAGGAATTGCTAGAGATCGCATAAGGAGCAAGGCCAAGCATCCCCTTACGGGACAGTTCGCCAATTGCGCCCTTGCCGGACATGATTGCGGCGAGGGGGGAGAGGTCTTCGATCTTAAGTCCCATGATTACTCCTTATGCCCTTTGTTCTTTACGAAGATCGTCAATTTTTGCTTCAAGTCGAGCAATGCCTGCATCAAACCTTTCCATGATTTGCTGCATATCGCGATGCACTTCTGCGCGAGTGATGTGATCACGGGCCACCTCTTCTCTGGTTTTGTTCAGGAGAATGCTCAGTCGGTTTAATTCAGCAAACTTCTCTTTCAACATAAACCCCAGCAAAGCAACGATGGCGGTCAGCACCACATTCCATACCATCATCTCCATTACCATTTCACCTTATCTGCCCAGTACGCCGCGCTCATCTTGCCCTTGGCAATATTTTTGGCGTGTCGTGCTTTAAACGATTTCCTCTTGGCTTTCATGCGATCCGACTCGCCTGCCCTTGGCTTTCCAGCGGTTCCGGATACTGTTCCGACCTTCTTGCCCTGCTCTCCAAACCTAATCACCTTTTCTTTCCCGCCTTCGCACGCTTTCACAACGTGTGATTTTTTGGGGTGAGTTGGTGTGGAACGGGGCTTATTGCATGGAACCTCGGATTTTTTGACCGGGCTAACCATTTGCAACCTTCCTTTCCTCTTCCATAGGCTTCAAGAGAGGGTAAAGAAAGTCTTCGCCAAAAGCGCCATCAAACTCATGGACGCCCATGTGACCAAGTTTAATCGTCGGGTCTACCCAAGCAGTAAACCCATGTTCATGTGCGCGATCACAGAAGACGTAATCTTCTCCAACATAGCCCTCTGGGGTTGACTTGAAGTCAAAGAAAGACTGAAGCGTCTTGCCCGTGTTGTGATCCATGTACTTCCACTCGGGATGCGCATCGCGCAAAGCCTCAAAGACCTTGCGCTGGATCATGATAAATCCTGTCCCGACACGCTTGACCTTGACCAGCCCCATCTTGTCCATAAAGATGTTGCCGTTTTCGTCTTGGTCAAGCGAAGAGAAGTAAACCTTCTCTTTTTTACGGGCCGCGCCCACTCCCGCAACGATTGGCTTGGATTGACTCCAAGCAAGCAGGCGAATGACATCGTCTGCTTTAAACGTCATGTCCGAATCAACCATCAAAAGATGGTCTGCGTCGGACTCAAGAAATTCATTCGCAATGATGTTGCGAACCCGCGACACCACCGAGCATCCAGATACATTGGACATCTGAATCTGAATGCCGTGTTGCTGTGCCTTGACACAAAACTCGGCAAGCGCAATCGCTAACTTTACCGAGACCTTGAAGTCATAAGCGGGCAACCCGATGAACAATTTCTTGCCATGCAGGTCAAACGAAGCCTCTGATTGCATTGGATCACCCGTAGATCACCATTACCGATGCGGTATTGGTTAGCGTGGCATGAAGATCAGTTTCAGCCAAAATGCCTTCTCCGGGAATAATCAAAAAGAAAGTCCCGGAGTTTGCCGCAGCAGGAGTGTCAACAGTCATCAGGGTCGGGCCAGATGCGCCGCCATCACGAAATACAACAGAACCGGCTGAAGCGCCGGCTGTGCCGTAAACCGCCTTGATTCGCAAGCGCCCAAGGTTATTGCCGCCCTGATCCTGCATCTGTCCCGTGGTCGTGCGGGACAGTGACGCTAGTACGTCATATTGCATGGAAGCCATAAAGCCTCCTATCAGGCGTCAGCAAACGGAGTGGCAGGAACGCTAGTGCAAACAATCACGCCATTGACCATATATTTGTTTGTGGTCAGAGAAGTGATTTGAATGCAAGTGCCAACGACACCACCTGTGGTGCTTCCATTCAGGTTAATGAAGTCGTTGGTTGCGCCCGGGATAAAACCGGCCATTGCGCCCGAGGTATCGGAGTCAATCGAAAGCACGGAGCCAACGAATTTGTCGGTGCCGTCAGTGCCGATTTTCACGGACGATGTCGCAACAGTCGCGTCCACCCAAATGGTGAATGTTGCGCCTTGGTTGTTGGCATTATCCGGGTCAGCGCCGGGGCCAGAAGACGCCGCATTGGCTGCGGTATTGATGGAAGGCAGGGTAATGACCAAGTTGGAGGCCAGAGTGCCGCCAACCTTGATTGTTTTGCCTGCGTGAGCGGCCACTGAGAGAGTGGTGCTGGAGGTCAGGGTAATGATGTTGCCCGGGCCTTGGGCGTAAAAACCGTTCAGCGAACGGACTGGGCCGTCGAATGTCGAGATTGCCATGATCAACCTTTCGTGTTGTAGCACATCCTCTTACCGTCTCTACAAAGTCCGCTAGGCCGGTCGGTAAGAGTGTATTTCCTAGACTGAAGCATCATACTGCGTTTAAACAAAAAAGGGGAGGGCATTCACCCTCCCCCCTTTTTTACCCGGATTACGCTCCGGGAGAGCCGTACACGCCGAGCGGGTCAGACCAGCCAAACGAGTAACGCTCGCGAGCCTTGTAGCGCACGTTGCCCGTATCGAAGTCACCATCCATTGAGGTGGCGAGCGGGGTACGAACGAAGTGCTTCAGGCCGTTGGGAACGTCCGTGGTCAGGAACCAAGCATTGTTGTCGGTCAGGAAGTGGTTAACGGTGTAACCACCCGGGATCGACCCGTTGCTCTTCAGGGCGTTGATGTCGTTGTTGTTTGTGGAGACGCGCAGTTCGGTCTCCAGCAGACGGGTTGCAACGAACATCAGGCTCGGAGGAACAATCAGTTTCCGGGGCTTGGCGGCGATCAGCAGACCACGCTCATCCGTCCATGCAGCGATCTGAATGACAGCGGCCTCAAGCGAGGTCTCATTCAGGTCGGCGGCAGTGGCAGGCTCATTTGAGTTCACGCCACCAGAAACCAGAGGGTGCAGGGTCGAGAACAGTTCGACGCCGTCGCCACCCGTGTAGGTGGACGAGAAGCCGTTGTTCAGGACGTTCGCAGCCTTGATCTGCTTGGTGTACGACATGGCGCGAGCCAGTGCCTTGGTGTAGCGAGCCGAAAGAGAGTCATAGAGGTTGTCCTCAATGGCCTCTTCCGTCAGGCTGAAACCAAGAGCAATGGTTTCGTGCTGATAACGAGAAGTCCATGCTTCCTGAGCATTGTCATAAGCGATGGCGGTGCCTTCGTTTTTGACAGGAGCGGCAGAGAAACCGGACAGTTTCGTCTCTTCTTCAAAAGAACGCTCAGAAGATTCGGTCTCGAAAATCGCTTTATGCTCTTCTTCGTACCCCTCATATTCCAGACCGAACAGAGCGTTCAGTCCGGGGAGAAGTTCCTTCAGTAGTTGTGCGCGTGAGATAGCCATTTATCAACTCCTTCCAGTTGCATTCTCATACAGGGAGATGCCGAAGTTGAATCGGACAATCACCTCTGTGTAAGAACCCGGGAAACCAGCAATGGCGGTCTCGGGCACAACGTCCACAACACGAATCGGCAGAGTGGTCTCTGTGTCAGTCGTATTCAGGACGGCGTTTTTGGAATTGCCGGTAGTCGCGCTTCCGGTGTTTTGCACCAGAGAAACGTTCTTGCCGACGGCGGATTGCCCAAGGAAACCAATGGTGGTGCCAGTGGAAACCACAGCAACTTTGTACAACTGATCGGGATCATCTTGTACATATGCCTTCATTCCAGCAACGTTCACAGCGCCCGGGTAGTACTGTTTAAAGATGGGCTGTGAGGTGTTGGGATCGACATATGTGCAGCCGAGGAACACACCGATAGTGGTGGCAGTGGCAGTGGTCGTAACCTTGGTGACATTGCCGTTGTTATCAAGCGTCACCACATCGCCAAAATAAATGGCTGTGGTTTCGTTTTGACCAATCGGCATATCTCGGGTTTGCCCAGCATACACCTGACCACCTAGCAGGTTCACGGGAACCATGCCGTAGGGGGCGCTTACTGTAGGATAAGGCATTACTTACTCCTTAATCTCGCCTGCCCTTACTTGTGGTCGATTTTCGATCACTGAACAAAGGCATACGAGGATCATTTTCCTTCATCAAGTTGGAATCTACGGCTCGCGTCTGGGCGTCTGTTTGATTGCGGACATAATCGTTCCGCTGTTCGACAAACTCCGTTGGCGTTTTGCAGAGAACCAACCCACCAATCTCGACCAGACCATCAGTCTTGCCGGGATATTGCATTTCTGAGTGATCTTCCCGTTTAACCGGAACCCATCCCTCATCCTGCTTGGACATCATGTTTCGATCATCCGATTGCCCCAGAATCGCTTTGCGAATCCAGCGGTACGAATAACCATCCTCTTTACGAGGACTGGGCAGCAAGGAGGGTGGTGTCCAAGCCCTTTTCCTTAGCCCTGTTTCGCGAGTTTCTTGGTCTCGGGGGGTGCGATCAACCATTTGTCATCTCCTTTGCGACTTGTTCCGCATATTTCTCCAGAGGTACTCCCAGACGCCTTGCAATGGCAACCTGAGTCTTAGTCAGCGTGATCTTTTTAGATCCAGCCGAATTTCTGGATGCAGGAGCGACAACATTTGAGGCAGGCTTAGAAGACCTGAATTTTTGCGGGAACGAATCCCGAACGCGAGCATCCAATTGCTCGAAATAGGCGTCCGATCCTGCGACATATCCACTCTGGACGAGTTGATCGTGGATACCAAAGGCGGCACCTCTCATAACTGGGTCTTCGTCAAACCATTGGTTTTCAGATACCCACTGACGGGTGCGTTCGTCAGGAACAATTTTGGGTTGTTGACGAGTTTCTACCGGAATTTCTTTTTGTTGTAAAGGGGCTTGATATTGGGGGCGATAATTATCAATCTCCCGCTTACCAACAACGGCCTCAGAGATTTTGCGTTGCGCAGCAATAATCCTCTCTGTATCGCCAGCCTCATAAGCCTCTTTGTATTCTTTCTCTGCCTGAGAGATAAGGGCTTCGTGCTTTTCCTTGCTTGTTTCTACAAGCGCACGCTCACCCAGAGAAAGGCGCTCCTGAAGCATCCTGTTTTGTTCTGCCACTCTTTGGGCATAAGTCAGGGCTTCGTGCTGCTCTCGGGCAAGACGTTCTTTTTCTCGCCGTTCTTCGTGATAAACGGCGCGAAGTTGGCGAATCCGCTTCTGGACGTTGTCTGAATACTGCGAGATTTCGTCGTCTGTTACTTCAACAGAACCCTTTGGCTCTGGCTTGCCGCGATCAGGTTCCGGGGTGTCGTCAATGATTTCAACATTGGCTTCACCTTCAATTTCAATCTCAACGTTCGGTGGGTTACTCGACATACAAGTTCCTTAAAGGCGGGTAAGAACCCGTGGATCGGCAATGACAGCCTCAACGGTGTCATCGTTAATGAGACGAAACTCTTGATCACCATCGGGTGTTGTGATCTTGAATCGTGTCCCTGAATACGACCGCATGATGATGTAGTCGCCTTCTTCGCACCAAGGCCCGTCCGGAAACTTGTCCGGGTCTTGATAGGCCTGTGGGCCGAGTTTTACAACCAAGCCAACAATTGATGCGATCTCCTCCTTGTGACGGGTGGATTCCGCAATAACGATGTTTGAATCTTTAAACGTCCCTTCCTTTTTGGGAATGGCAATCAAGATTCGATAGCCCTTTGGTTCGGGCAACTCAAGTTTACTCATCAGGCAAATCCTCAATGACTCTGATCAATCTTTGAAAAGCACGAATTTCTCCCACGGCCTCCCGATAGGCGTGGTAGTCCTCAACGGGATTGAAGGCAATTCTGTCCTTCAATGCCCCTTGCTCTTTGCGAATCTCATCGAGGAGGTATTCCTTTAGACCCAATGCTGGCTCCCACTTTTAGTCCCTCAATTCGCTCCTTGGCGCTCATGGACTTTTCACTGTCCATAACTTTTGCGCCAATTTGCGCCCCGGCAATACGCTCCTGCGAAGCAATACGCTCGCGCTCGCGCTGATCTTTTGTGGTCAGGTCTGCAATCTTCAATTGCATATCTGCCGCATCTTTCTCTTTCTTACGCATGACCTCTGCTTCGCGAATGTTCAACTCGCGAATCTGCTGCTGCAATACAGGGTCTTGCGCTGCCTGTTGAGCGGCTTGCTGAGACATCTCGGACTTGTCTTTTGCAAGCAGTTTTTCAGACGCCGCAGCGACAGCCCTAGAGAGTTCCACCTCAATGTCTTCGGGCAGTTGCTCATCAGGCGGGGGCAGGGGAACGCCAAGCATCTTTTCGATTTCAATGCGGTACTGGAACCCAACGTGTTCGTTGATGTGCGCCATCATGGCCGCGCCAATCATCTGTGCGCGTGGGTCTTGCCCGATGATCTTTTGCATCTTCGGGTCTTGCATTGCGTTTAAATGCACCTTGATGTGCGCTTCATGATCCTGATACAAGAACGCTTTGACCGGCTTGCCCGTTATGACCGCCATGTTTTCTGTCACGGGGTTCATGGGTTTTTGATCATCTTCAATCGGGATGATCTTGGCGACGTTCTTGATGCCGAGAACCTCAAGCATTTGACGATGCAGTTGCGGCAGATCGTAAATCTGGGGCGCTGAAGAGGCCAATTGCAAAGCGGCTTGATACTGCACCACCCGCTGCGCCATTGTTGACGCATTGGGGTCGGACACCGGAATGATGTCCACAATGTCGTAATCTGCTTTTTTGGCTTTTTTGGGCGCGTCAACTTCGTAAGAATACGAGTCTGGCGTGTAGTCCCGGACAATGGAGGCAATGAGTTTAAACTCTTGCTTCATGGCCGCATGGACACGGGCCTGCACTGCGCTCATGACCTTCAGGGTACGCTCAAGAATTGCAAGCGTTGTGCCCACGGGCGCTTGGTTGGACATATCGCCAACCTTCAGGTCTGCCACAGAGGCGAACTTGCGACCTTCCTCGACAATGGCGTTCAAGAGATTGAAGAGCGTTGCGCTCGGCTCTTTGTACGGCAGGGGGACAATCGAGTCCTTGATTGTCATGCCCGTCACATCGACATCTCGCCACTCGCCCGGAGCAATCGGCGTGTCGTCGCCCTTGACTCGCAGGTCTTTGGATTTAAACCCTCCGGGCAGATTCGACAGCGTGCCAGCATCAACCAGTTGCCGCAGGATTGATGTCGCGCTCTTGGCAAATCCGCCCACAAGATGGATCAGGCCAAAGCCGTAAAATCCAAAGCCGGGGATGTAAATGTAGTGGGTGAAGTGCATCCGCTTTTGGCGGGTCTCATCGTCTTCAAGATAGTTGCGTCGGATGGACAGAACTTCGCCGCTTGATGCAATTGTGATGACGTAGGGCAGCGCAATGCCGTCTTCGTCTTCGTGACCCGGGAGATCGTAGTCAATATGGACTTCGTAAAGCAGATGCCGGTCATCATCAATCAGGTTGATGCCTGACTCTTCATCTTTTTTCTTCTGGATTTCTGAAATTTCACGCTGCGGTGCAGCAAGTTCAATGTCGCGATAAAAGCCCGCAACCTGCAATTTTTTGATCTGATTCTCTGTTTTTCGCATCCGGTGCGCGATTCGCGGCGCGGATTGCAAATCAGATGACCCGT